GGTATAGGCGTTTTGAAAATACAGGTATTATTAAGAAATATGCTTCTTTTGGTCTTCAAAAACGCTTTGATGATGAAAAGGGTAAGTGTTATTTCATTACTGTTTATGTGTATGATAACACTCGATTCCTTGATACGTACCCGGATATGCAGCAATTCACGTTTGAACCTGATTGTCAGTTCAGCAGAGAAAACGATATTACCGTGAATACTACATTACTTTTGCATAAAGATTCTACCATTCAAGATGTAGAAGATTTAGTACATGAACTGTGGGTTTCACTTGGTAAGCCTTATTGTGAAATTTGGAGGTAATATGAAACAAAAAGAAGATGATTTAACTACGGACATTCATGATGTGTTTTTATGGCCTGACGGATGGTGGTGTTTTCGTTATGAACTAAATGAAGTAAGCAATAGGTCAAATGACTACAAAATTATTTATTTTGGTAGCAATGAATCTGAAGAATTCTTTGAAAGGTTGGTGGGAAGTTGACTAAACATAAGCTAAATAAAACAGAAGGTGAATTGCTTTATCATACAGCTTGTATTAGTTGTGATTCATCTGATGCTATGGCTGTTTACCAGAAAGTAAATGAAGAAACTGATGAGATTAGCAATGATGCTTTTTGTTTCAGTTGTAATACTTACTTTAATAAAGATCAAGTAGAGGAACACGGTGTTAAGATGACAGAAGTTATTGAAAAAAAACCAGTTCAAACAGATTTCACTAAAATCCAATCGATTGCTTTCAGAGGTTGGAAAGAAAGAGGTATTACTAAATTTACTTCTGCAAAATATGGTGTTCATACAGAATTAGATGAAGATGATAATGTAGTATCTCGCTATTACCCTAGTACATTTGATGGTAAAATTGTAGGTTATAAGAAAAGACTAATCCCTAAAACTTTCACAGGAATTGGTAACACTAAAGCCACGAATGAACTCTTCGGTCAATCTGTATTTGAGTCGGGTCAAAAATACCTAGTGATTACTACTGGTGAAGAAGACGCTATGGCTTTTGCAGAGGTTTTACGCAGTAAACAAGGGGATACTGAGTATTGGACACCTTGTGTTTCTGTAACTTGCGGTGACGGTAGTATTATTAAACAATTCAAGTCTAATTTTAACTACATTAACTCTTTTGATAAAGTAATTCTNNATGACGAAAACGGTCAAAGATATTTAGATCAAGCTGCTCGTTTATTGTCACCCGGTAAAGCGTTTATCGCTAAGTTTCCTCGTGATGTAAAAGACGCAAGTGATTTACTCAAAGCTGGACGTTCTGCTGAATTAAAACAAATCTTTTGGAAAGCTGAACCTTTCAGTCGAGTTGATGTACTACACCTAGAACAGATGTGGTCTGATTTTGAATCAGAAGACAGTAATGTAAAAATACCTTTCCCTGCTGCGTGGAGTCAACTTAATGAAATGATGAATGGTGGTATGGAGAAAGGTGAGATTACTGTAATTGGTGCGTTAACTAGCATCGGTAAGTCATCTATTGTGAACAATGTGGTCTATAATTTAATCGAGAACACTAAGTTCAAAGTGGGTGCAATGTATTTAGAAGGTACTAAGCGAGAGGTTGTACGCGATTTATTATCTCTGGATTTAGGTATTAACTTAAGGTTAAAGAAAAGAGATGAAATTGATCTTGAAAAACTAAAACGAAAGTTTTTTGAAGGTTTAGCTCGTAAGAATCAATTCGTTTATGTGGATCATCAAGGTAGTATTTCCACTGAGGAAATTTTCGATAAATTGAATTACTTAGCTAAAGCAGAAGGTTGTGACGTAATTGTTATTGACCCGATACAAGCAGGTGTTAATTCTAGTGATAACGGAGCAATTATCGAATTCATGGATACATTGCTTAAATTTGCAAAAGAAACAGATACGTGTGTCTTGGCTATTAGTCATATGAGGAAGCCTTCTGAAGATAATCCTCACGCTGTTTCAGAATATCAATTGATGGGTTCTGCTAGCATTAACCAGATTGCTTTCAATACTATTTTAATTAGTCGAGATAAAATGAGTGAGTGTCCTATAAAAAGGTCTTCAACTAAGCTACAGCTTGTAAAGTGTCGAAGAACAGGTAACACTGGTGAAGCCGGTTGGTTACGCTACGATCATGAGACTACACATATGTTCGCTACCAGTAACCCTTATGCTGAAACAGTTATGAGTGACGATGAGAAAAAAAGTATGCAACAATTTGAAGTAGAGGTTGATTTTTAAGTAAAAGCAGGGTATAATCCCTGCTTATTTCTTTATGTGGAGGTTACTTTGAGTAAGAGTGTAAGAAACGATTGGATATACGATTTGGAAACATACCCTAACTGTTTCACATTCTGTTGCGTTTATGCCAATGGGTCAGGATTACGTGTATTTGAAATTTCAGATCGTAAGAACGAAACTGAACAAATGATTGAGTTTTTAAGAAAAGTCAAAGGTAACGGTCATAGACTAGTAGGCTTCAATAACCTTTCTTTCGATTACCCTATTGTTCACTATATACTTCAGAAAGCACGTATTTCTAAAAAAGAAAATACACCTTTGAAATTAACGGCTGAAGAACTATATAACGTAGCTCAAATCACTATTGATTCTATGAAAGAAGGAGGTTTCGGTTCTTCTATTAAATCCGAAGAAGTTATTATTCAGCAAGTAGATTTGTATAAAATTCATCACTTCGACAATAAGGCTAGAGCTACATCTTTGAAAGTTCTTGAATTTAACATGAGGTCAGACAATATCGAAGACTTACCTTTTCCTGTAGGTACAATTCTGACCGATGAAGAAAAAGATTTGTTGATTAAATACAACAAGCATGATGTAATGGAGACTTTGAAGTTCTACAAGTATTCAGAAGAAAATCTGAAACTTCGTGAGGAATTAACTCAGCTTTTCGGTTTCGATTGCACCAACTTCAATGACACCAAAATCGGTAAAGAGTTATTTATTCGTAGTCTTGAAAAGGAATCTCCAGGTTGCTGTTACACAGTTACAGAACGAGGTCGTAAAATCAATCAAACTAAAAGAGACAAGATTGTAATTAAAGACTGCTTGTTTCCTTACATCAAATTCAAACGTCCTGAATTCAAAGCACTACACGAATGGTTTAAGAAACAGGTCATTACTGAAACTAAAGGAGTTTTCTCAGATATTGAAGAACACGAGTTAGGTGATCTAGCAAAGTATTCTCAGCTTATTGTGAAGCGTAAGAAGTTTAAGAGTAAGCCCACAGAAGAAGATATTTCAGAATTCAAAAAAGAACACCCTCTTGGTTGGGTTGAAGAAGAGGAACTTAAAGCAACCGAGTATTTGTTTGACAATGAAGGTAATCATGTAATGGAATATCCTTTAGACGAATTTGGTAATCCAGATACTTCTAAGAAGATGAAGAAAAAAAGAGTACCTAAGAAGTCATATTATGCTTGCTGGAGGGTTTCTGAGACACTGAATGTAGTTATTGATGGGTTTAGGTATGATTTCGGTCTTGGTGGGATTCACGGTGCTAAACAAGGGACTCATGTTTCTACTGAAGATAAAGTAATCAAAACATACGATGTTTCCAGCTACTACCCCAACATGGCTATTTCAAATCAAATCTATCCTAAACATCTAGGAAAGACGTTCTGTAAGGTGTATAAAGACCTATATGATCTTCGTAAGAGTCACCCTAAAGGTAGTGCTGCTAATTCAGCATTGAAACTAGCTCTTAACGGTACTTATGGAGATTCTAATAACGAATTTAGCCCTTTATACGATCCTGCTTACACAATGTCTATTACAGTGGGTGGACAGTTATCTCTGTGTATGATAATTGAACGAATCATAGATGAAGTTGATGCTGAAATTATCATGGCTAATACTGATGGTTTTGAATTTATTTGCGAACGTAATCAACAGGAAAAGGTTGACGATATTGTTGCGTGGTGGCAGAATACTACAGGTCTTGAATTAGAAGGAGACTCTTATTCTAAAATGTTTATACGTGACGTCAATAATTACATCAGCATAACAGAAAAAGGGAAAGTCAAACTCAAAGGTGCTTATG